GGTGCTACTGTTGTATCATTTGACAGACGCTTAAAAATGGTCTGCCCGAGGGTGTATATCGCAATCTTTGTATAGCCCTGTGTTCCCCGAACCCGATTAGGGTCGGTCGGGCCCATTTCACCAGATCGTACGTAGATACTGTACACTGGTAAAACGGCATCACCTACTAGCAGCTTTTTGTAAAATCGCGGCTTTAAGGTGTATGTATCAAAGTATCCACCGCACCAACCCTTACGTCGATCCGAGCGCGATAGTCGCAGAGAATGATCACCAATAAGGTGACCATCTCCGTAACCGTCAGGCCCGTACAATTTGGGGGATTTGCAATAACTCTTCACGCAATCGGCGAGACGTTTTTCGCCGTTACGAATAAAGAAGTTATGCATGGTGTAGAGGGTTCGATCCGATACCAGAGTCTTTTGGTAAAACGGACGAATTTGCGATCCAAAATAGAAGTCAGCTCCGCAACTCTCACGAAAAGGACCCGAGCAAAACGACTTACCCTTATTCAGGGTAAACCCGTAATACTCGAGAACCTCCTGTGTGAGCTCGTAGCAGTCCGTGGGAACAACAATGTCATCCCCATAGACGAAGACTTCCCCTGAACCTTTACAGGGCCGCTTGTGGATTTGCTCATACACTGAACTCGCCAACGCGTAAAAAATAAGCGTCTCGAGCTCAAATGTATATGCATTGCCCATGCTACTGAACTTTTGTAAATGCACATCACGAGATGCGAACTCGCCGAATTCCTTCGGTAAGTGAACATCACCCGTGCGTGCTGAGTCCAGCAGCTCTCCCCAACTATAAGGGAGGAGGGACCACACTAACTCACGACTAACACAGTCTGACGCTGATGAAAGGTCTATAGTGGCATAGCCACCGGTAGCCGATCCAACCATCGCCAGGTGCTGGTTATTGGTCTGATTGCTAAGATCAATCCCGTGTCGTGCAAGACGTTCGCGCATATACGTGCCTATACCCTTCTGTAAGAAACTATTCAGAAGGGGTTCGACGCATATCGTGCGGTCAGTCTTGGCGGATTTTGGTACGAAGACTACTTTACCTGGGTGAACTTCGACACTAACTTTAGCTGCCGCAGACGACTGGAGTGAATCCACGTCGCACTGCAAGTCGCTATCGCATGTGTCATAATGAAGCTCGGTCCAATGGGGTACAGAATTAAGCACCTCACTGAGATAACCAGATTCAGCAAGCTCGTTACTACACGCTAACGGCGCTGAAAGCTTTGCCCTTGGGCAAGCCACAGCTCCTTTTACGCTGGTATTTGCTCCTGGACCGAACACGCACTTGAGATCATCGATCTCAGGTACAACACCTAGTATAGACGCAATTTTTCCAATCGCAGCGAAATGAATACTGTGAACGGAAGACGGAATATTATTCGGTCTTCTTGCGTGGAACGCTAGTTTGTTGTTGGTGTTTAAACACTGCTGTTCGGCCTCTATGAACTTTTGCGCTGCGACAACTTTGCGATTGTAACCAAGATCAAGAAAATCAAGCTTAGCATAAAACGCTAAAACTTGACGGAGCAAGTAAACTCCATCCTGGTCGACAAATTCGCGGTTGAGGCGCTCATAGTCTAACTCATAATTAACCAACTTCAAGTAGTCCTTGACACGGACCGCCTCAGCTATCTCGCGATAGTCTGTGCATTCAGTGCCATGTTCTACGAAGAAATTGGAAAGGGTTAGTTCAGAGAGTGTGTCCAAAATTTCAAGAGACTCGGACGGTGTCCTAGGTGTTATCCACATAATGATTCCTTTATTGAAAGGTTTCCTGCTCGTATCAAACGAGTAGGTGGAGATTAAACCTTAATTCGGTTTAATCGCCTGGATGATTGCTTGGGTGATCGGCAACACGGAGGCCAAGAAGGCATTTGCCGCGGAACTCTGCGCCAAAACGCCCGTATTGGTCGTGCTGCTTGCACCTTGCAACACACCAAGTGTCATGCGCAAAGCATTGGAGCGATCCTGGGTGGTTGAACGTCGATCGGCAAGCATCGTAAAGAAGCATGTCGTAACGTAAGCCACTTTCGGGGGTGCTACATACCCTGCGCTGGTACCTGATGCACCGAGAGTCTCGAGAACCGGGACTTCCAGCTTTACTGTGATCTTCTCGCCGCCGTTCTTGGTCGGGGTCACGTCCATATACAACCGGACTTGACCATCGATCGGAACGCCTGCGACAGAGGCACGCCAGAAAGGCATCGGCGTGTCGCTGACCGGTATGAGTGTAAACTCCACCGCAGTAGTCACTGTATCGTCTTTTACCAATAAATTGGTCATTGCTCCCATAATAGGTCCTTATTTATTCTGGCCCGCGTAGCGGGTGGCCTAAGCCGGTTACGTACTCGAAAATTCGTGTACGTTTGAAACCCTGCTATTCTTACGAATAGTAGGTTGAACGACCAGCTGGTGTAAAAGAGCAATAGCATTTTTTATGTGCCCGGAACTCAAGGCCGTACTAAGTGGTTTAAACTTAGGGAACGGCATTGGGTAATCCTGAATGCTCAACACAAACCTTTCAATCCATATTTGTTCGGAGCGAGACCAAGCTCCGTCATATGCTGTTCCAGCGTTGCCAACAAACCTAGCCTCCGAATGCTGATACTGGGTAAACCAGATATCTGCATGAAGGTTTGGGATTTCGGCTAGCTGGTCCAGATAATTGCCGATCGGAATAAACCAATCAGCAACAAAACTGAAAGGGATAAGCTCCCATAGTACGACCATAGGGTCAGTTAGACCCAATGATCTCGCAACGGACACGTCTTCAGTAACCTGGTACCACAACTTTCGACTCTCTTCCGAGAGCCAGGTCGTGGCACCATATTCGTTACTGTTGACGCCATCCTTTTTGCGCTTAACCCTCACCGGGCCAAGTCTGCAATGCCGTGGTTTGTTTGCTAGTGCAGCAAACGCTTCCATGGCAGCGAAGCAGTCGCTTAAAAGCGGCGACCAACCGTACTGGAGCTCCAACCACATAGCACTGATATCTCCCGTATCCAGGGAACGGATTTGATTTTTGGAGAGACGTTTACCGCCTCCCTTCTTACCAAACCCACCTGTAAGGGGATTACCGATATCAATCGCTTTGGGAGCTGCACCTAGTGCACGCAGGGCAAGGTCAATGCGACCTTTTCTGAGTGAGCTAATGCACTTGATGAATTTTCCTAATGTGTCTACGACCATTGTAACAGCTTCCTTACCTTCCGCTAACGCGACACCCAGCTCAAAGCTGTGGCCGCGTATGCGTCCGGCAAGTTTGCTTAATACTTCTGAGTCAGCAGACCCATCCCACGAAAGGTTCAAACTGGGCCAAGTGTAGCCAGGCCACCCAGAATCTGGGTAGCCAGTGAAACCAGGTCCAGCATGTTGATTCCCTTTCGTGATTCCTACGTGATATATGTTGAACTTCTCCAGACCGTCGGCATCAAACTTGCCGTCGTACCCGGACCAGCTCTTCACATACCCGTATGGGCTATATTGAAAATCACCCGTGGAATAGGAACCTGTCGTCATGGCTTATTCACCATGCCTGCGATGAATCTATCGCAGTTACTACGTGCAAATTCAGCACGCCGACAGTAACGCATCGTACAGTGGCACTGTGTACAATCATTACATGTCAAACGATATCCACTGTAATGTGGATACGAGGGTCGTAAAGCCTCAACTTGCATCCCTACCCTGGGCTCTTCCATCGGCCAACCATAACACCACCCTGCGAAAAATGCACCCGCTAAAATAATCAAGCAGATAAGCAAATAACGCAGGATGAGTATTAGGTT